ATCCGCAGATTGAAGAGGCCGAGCGCCCCGGCCCCGATGGCGTAGTCGCCCTGGTTCGTGCTCGACGACGCGATCAGCTGCCACGGGTCGCTGTAGCCCGCCGGAGCGAGCCGCAGCTCGACGCTGTTGCTGTTCGCCCCGCGCAGCGTCGTCAGCGCCGCGCCCTCGGTGTACCCGTAGACCGTCAGGTGCCCGATGACCTGCGTCAGGCGGGAGCCGCTGAACGTCGGCTGGAGCGAGAGGGTACCGTTGCTCGAGACGATGAAATCGGCGTACCAACCGCCAACCCCGCCATCGTCGTAGTAGAGGCGGAGCGGGATCGTGCTATCCCAGACCGAGAGGCGCGCCGTGCCGGGCGCGTAGCCCGCACCGATCGAGGTCTGCCCCTGCTCGGTCATCAGCAGGCGATTGGTGCGCAGCCCCAGCAGATTGTTGCTGGTGAGCTGGAGCAGGTTGACCTGCGTCGAGCCGTTGGCCGCATAGCTCCGGTACGGCGTGTCGTTCGGGACTAGGACGGCGCCGTGCGCATGAAGCTTGACGCCCATCGCGGTGTCCGGCACCCCGCCCGCACCAAAGGCGCCGCCGACGCTCGAGTGCCCGGTGCCGGTCAGGTTGAGATCGCCGTTGCCGGTGATGTGCGTATCGGCGATGATGCCGCTCGTCGCATGATTCCAGCGGTGCTGGCCCGTCCAGGTGTTCGCGCCGATCGCGTTGATGGTGTTATCCAGCTGGTGGCGATGGTCGGCGTAGGCGAACCGGGCGGCACTGCCGGTGCTGTTGGCGGCGAACGAGACCTGACTGACGTCGCCTGACTGCGCCATCGCCGCGGCGTGGGTGTGGTTGCCGCTGCTCGAGTTGGCGGTCGACGGCGTGAGCGTGCCCGGCGTCGTCAGCGAGATCGCATCCGCGCTGACGGTCAGCCCGGCGCCCTGGCCGACGTTGAGCGTGGCCGTGCCACCAGCGCCGGTGTCGACCAGCGAGAGCCCCGCCCCGGCGACGAACCGGCGCTCGTTGGTGAACGCGTCGTCGTTCGAGAGCACCAGGGCCGAGAGGTGGCGGCCCTTGAACGTGCTCATCGGGAACTCGCTCGAGCTGTCGAGCGCGAGCAGATAGCCCGGCACCGGGACCGGCGAGGCATGCAGGCCGTCGACGGTGTCGGCGTTGCCGGTGCCGCCGCCGATGCTCCCGCCCGCCGCACCCGCCGCGGCCGCGGCTCGGCCAGCCGAGGCGCCGAAGGCATCGATGATGCGGAGGCGACGCTCCTTCGGCATCAGAAGCCCTCCGCGGCGTAGCGGACGCTCTGCGCCGGCGTGAGCCAGTACGGCGTGCCGATCGCGAGCCCGCTGACGGTGGTCAGGTCGAGCGCGCCCGCGTCGGAGCTCCCGAGCGCCACCGTCTGCGGCGCCGTCGGGCTGCCGTAGTGGAGCGTGAGATCGGTCCCGGCCCAGTAGAGGATCGGCCGCTGCCGGCGCGCCCCATAGGCGCCCGGCCGGTCGCCATAGTGGTCGTTCTCATCTACCGCAGCCGGCCAGCCGGTCGAGTAGTCGGCAATCAGCACCTGCAGATGCCGGTCGAGCTCCGGCTTCACCCGGCTGATGAGATCGTCCTTGAGATCGTCGAGCTGCCCGCCGGTGTAGCCTGGCCCGCCCCCGGTCCCGTGGACGACGTCGTTGCCATGCCAACGGGTCGAGCGGAGCGGCGACGTTGGACTGCCGCCGAACTCGCACAAGACCTCGAGCCGGCCGTAGTAGAGCGCGTTGGTGTCGGAGTCGCCCCGCAGCTGGACCTCGTACCACTCGCCCGGATCGGGCGGCGTCACGCCCGACCAGTCCCAGTAGCCCGAGACGGTCCGCCAGACGGTCTCGTTATCGCTCGTCTCGCCCTGCGCCCGGTTGAGATACCGCACCCGGGCGCCCAGCTTGAATTCGTCGGGATCGCCGCCCTCCGGGATCGGATAGACCTCGTTCTGCCCGTTGACGAAGTGGTCGTTCCCGTTGACCACGACGTACAGCCGGATGAGGTTGCTGTTGACGTTGGTCACCGAGTCGCCCGCGACGTTGGCCGTGCCCCGGCAGCTGATCTGATAGGCGAGCCGCGGTGCCCGGTGGCAGATCAGCCAGCGGGCGAGGACGTTCGAGCGGTCCGATTGCGGCGGCGTCTGCTGGCCGCCCTTGAGCTCGATGCCCGCACCGAGCGGCTGCGGCGAGCGGCGCACGAGCTGCTGCCCGTAGGCGATCGCCTGCGGCAGGTAGTTCCACTGCGCGATCGTCGGCGCCCCGCTCGTCGGCAGATCGTTCAGATTCGGCCACGTCTGCCCGAGTGCGCCCGTGCCGTGGAGCCGGGCGACCTCGACCGCGCCGTTCTTCGCCTGCACCCGCACCCGGTACCAGGCGCCGGCCACGAGCGGGCTGCCGCCGAAGGTGCCGGTCAGGCTCGCCGTGAAGTCCTGGTTGAGCTTCTCGCTCGAGCTGCTCTCGATCAGCAGGTCGGCCCAGCTATCGCCCGAGTAGTTCAGCTGCACCCGAAGCTCGGTCGGTGCGCCGCTGTTCTTGAGATAGCGCAGCGTGCTGTCGCCGCCGCCGTCGGGCGTCATCAGCGGGACGGCATGGTCGGCCGACGGCCGCTCGACGTTGTCGATCCGAATCGGGCTGGCCGTCCGGAAGATGCTGTAGACGCCGGAGAGCGTCGTGTTGAGGTGCCGGTACCAGCCCTGCCAGACGGTCTCCCACTGCGTCTCGTCGCCGTCCGGGTCGCGCGGCGAGCGCGCCGTCATGACCCGGAACGCCCCCGCGCCCGCGATTGCGGCGCCGTAGAGCGAGTGGATGTTCGCCCGGACGGCGTTCAGCCACTCCGCCGTCATGATCTGGTCGGTCTTCGCCGGGTCCCAGGTCGGGACCGGCGGCCATTCAGCCATCAGCCCCTCCTAGTACCAGCACCGGCCGTCGCCGAGCGCCGTCGTGCCAACCACGAAGTAGTCGGTGTGCGGAAAGAGGTTCGTGACGTCGAGCAGCGTGAAGCTCATCGTCATCTTGGGGTATTCCCAGGTGAACCCGGTGATGTAGAAGTCCCCCGAGACGCCGGTCTGGCTGTCGGCGACGGTCACCCGGTCGGCGACCTCGAGCCAGGGGATCGCGGGCACGCGCTCGAGCGTGACGACCCGCCGCGGTGCGCCGAGTCGGGCCTTGAGCGCCTCGCCGACCGCCTCCGCTGCGGCGGCCGTCTGGATGTAGACGTTGTCGATGGTGAGCACCCGCGGCGCGACGACGCCCTCCGGCTCGCCGGTGTCATAGGTCTGCTCGGCCGACGCGACCACGCCGTAGCCGCGGATGGTGAGGCCGTCGACGAACACGACGCTGTTGCTGTCGGTGTTCTCGAGCGTGACCGCGACGCGCTGCGCGAAGCGATCGGTGCCGTCGACGCTGCCGAGGGTGACGGTGACGTCCTGCGTCTTGTCGGCGTAGCCCGCCGTCCGGGCGGTGTAGTCGGTGCCGGCGATGGGATTGACGAGCTGCCCCGCCGGTACCGGGCCGTCGAACGTGGCCCAGATGGTCGTGCTGCCGCCGGGATCGAGCTCGATCGGCTCCTGGTGCTCGTAGACGACGATCAGTCCGCCCTGGACCCGCGGCCGCCACTTGACGACCACCTGGTCGATGACGGACGTGTAGTCGACCGCCGGCTGGATGTTCTGGAAGTGCGCCGTCGTGAACGTGAACTGGCTCGAGGTCGAGTGCGGAGCGGTGAGGAGGTAGCTCCACGGCTCGAACCGGCGCTTCCCCTCCTTGTCCCAGTAGAAGCGGCCCGCTTCCGCGCTCGCGACCCGCAGGCATTCCTCGCGGATCGACTCGTCGTCCAGCCAGGCGTAGGGGATGATGCGGGCGCCGGTCTTGGGGTGGCCGTTGGCCCAGCCGAGATCACCGGTGAGCAGCGCGCCGAGTGCGATCAGGTACGCATCGCTCCGCTCGCCGATGTGGAGCGGGGTGGACTTACGCTGCTCCTTGGCGAGCGCCTCGTAGCCAAGCGCTCGGAAGGCGACGCGCGCGGGGTAGCCGGATTCCTCGGGCGCCTCGAGGGTGCCGGTGAACATCCGGACGGTCTCGGTGACCGTCGCGCCGCCGGAGGTGAACGTATAGCCGATCTCGGCGGCGACGCGGCAGCCGTAGCCCGCGCTCGTGCCAGGCGCGCTGCCGGCCTTGAACGGCGAGAAGCGCCCGGACGTGTTGTCGAGCGTGAAGGAGAGGGAGGAGGCGACGGTGCTGCCGAGCGGGGACGGCCCCTGCTCGTCGACGACCGCCATCTCGCCGGACATCTCGACGAGGTAGGCGGTCTCGTCGGTCAGATTGCCATCGCCGTCCCAGTCGACCAGGAGCTTGGCCGCAACGGTCGAGACGGAAGCAACGGCTGCGGACTGCAGCCCGGAAGAGACGGATTGCGCCACCGAGTACCTCGCAGTAGCGAGCTTCCAGGGTGGCGTTCGACCGGGGGTGGCCCGCCGGAGCGAGCGGTGCCGGTCAGCGAGCCTGGCTCAGAGCAGGATGTCTACTCGTCTGACAATAGTATAGCCCGCCCGGTTGTACCGAGTCTAAGGCGGAGTCCCGTGGCCTCGGGGTGAACGTCGAAGGCGAGCATCGTCTCGGCCGGGACGCCGGGCGGCATCGGATCGTCGAGCTCGACCACGCCGAATCGCTTGGCAGCGAGGATGCTGCGCAGGCTCACCTCGTAGCGACGCCCCTCGTGATCGACCAGGCTGAAGGCGGACGGCTGCAGGCTCGCCGTGGACCGGCCGAGGTTGGTGACGGTCAGCCGAACGATCACCCACTCCCCGATGGCGGTGTCCGTGCTGACGGTGCCCCACTGCAGCTCTTTCGACCGCTCCATCCCTGTGACTACGAAGCGCCAGCCATTGGCCTCGACCGCCTCACCAACGCCCGGTAGAGGAATCGGCGTCGGTGCTGACCGGGCCTCCGGAGCGCTCGAAGCAGTGTAGAAGCTGAGCAATGCAGCGGGGACGACGACCATGAACGCGACCAGGAGCAGCACCTGCAGGAACCGGCTCACTTTGCTTCACCCCTCGAGTGTCCTGGCCCCATCATACGCGGGAGCAGGCGCTCGTGTACAACGTAGATCTGCCTAGATCTCTTCGAGGGTGATCGTCACATCGTAGCGGAGCGAGCCGCCAGCCACTGGAATGGGCGTCTCTTGGTAGCTGCCGAGCGCGGTGATGACGGTGCCCGAGACCCCATCCCAATCGGTGAAGGTCTGCGCCGAGGTCACCTCGAACCGGCCCTTGATGGTGTTGCGGTCGGTCGCGGTCAGGCTCCGCCAGGCGAGCGTCCACTGGTACTTGAAGCCCTGGTGCTGCCACCTGACCCCAGCATTGGCGAGGTCGATCCGGTGGCCCTTCGGCACCACGCGCCGGTCGCAGCCCTCCCGGAACGGCTGCGGGAGCGTCGTGCCACCAAGGACGGGCGCCGCCATCTACAGCCCCTTCCCCCGGACCCGCAGCCAGTCCTGGAGCTTGCGCATAAAGCGGTCGAACTCAGCGCTATCGTCCGCCAGGCTCCGGAGCGTCACCCGCTCCTGATCGGGGAACACGAAGGTGTACTGGCTGACCGCAACCGGCTCGGCGGTGCGCCGCCGGGCGGTCACGCTGGCGCTCGCCAACGTGGCGAACTGCTCGGCGAAGGGATTGACCGGCCGCTGTCGCTCCTCGGCCTGCCGTGCCGCGGCAATCACCGCGTCAGTCAGCAGCGGCTGCAGGCGGTCGAGCGGTAGCACCGCCTCCGGTCCAGCCTCGCCAATCCGGGCGAGCAGCTCCCGCGTCGCAATGCCGCCCGTCGCCAGCGGCTGAATGGTCGGAATCTGCGGGACGGTGATGCGCGAGCCGCCGACCGTGCCGATGCCGGGAATGTTGACCTCCGGCACCTCGAAGCTGAGCTGGTTCCAGCCCTCGATCAGCTTGTTGAGCGCCTTGATCACCTCGCCAATGGCGTTCTTGACGGCCGTCTCGATCCCGCCGAACACGTCCTCGAAGGTCTTGCCGAAGGTGGGCAGGTTCTCCGACAGCCACCGCTTCGCCTCGTCCAGCCGCTCGGTAATCCACTGCCGGACGTTGCCGGTAACCTCGTCGACCTTCGTCCCGATGGCGTTGAACGTCGTGTCGACCGCCGTCTGGATGACGGTGAGGTTGGTATCGAACCAGCCCTTCGCCTCGTTGAACCGGTCGATAATCCACTGCCGGGCATTGCTCGACACGGTATCGATGGTCCGGCCGACCTCGCCGATCCGGTCGTTCACCCAGGTCTGGGCGTTCGTCGTGAACGTGTTGATCGCTTCTCCCGCACTCTGGAACGCCGTGGAGACCGCCGGCCCGACGCCCGCCAGCAGGGTGCCGAGCGTCTCGGGGAGGTTCTGGGCGGCCTCGATGACGGCGAGAAACAGCTCGCCCGTCGGCGTCGACGCCATGGCGTTACGGAAGGCCGTCAGGAACGAGTCCGCGGCCTCGGTGCCGGGCTCGGTCAGATCAGGATCGCCGAGTGCCTCGAACACCGGCTCCATCAGGTCGACGCCCAGCCCTGGGCCGCCAGGCATTGCCGCCGCCTCGGGCGCAGGCCCCTGCCGTGGGCCGAAGAGATTGCGGAAGAACTCCCCGATGCTCTCGAACGTCAGACGCTCGCGCTGGTCCTCCGGCCGTCCGCCACGGGTTCGCCAGAACTCGGGGTCCGGCGGGCCGTTGAGCGCCCACTGTGCCCGCGCTGCCTGCAGATCTCGCCGCGCGACGTCGCGCTCGATCTCGGCCTCGTCGATCGCGATGCGGCGCCCCAGCGCGGCCCAGAAGTCGCCGCCCGTCTCCTCGATCTGCCCACGCGTCAGGCGATTGACGAACCACTGCCCCGCACCGCTGACCACCTCGCCCAGGTCGAGGCCCATGCCCTCTCGGCCGGTCGCCTGCTCCCGCAGCTGCGCCGCGCGATGCCGCAGCAGGATGGACTCCGTCTGCATCTCCTCGACGACCGGCAGCTCCTGCCCCTGGGCGATACCGCCGGCAATGCCGGCCGAGCCGCCCTCCCGGCCATAGAGCGCCTCGCCAATCCGGGTCGCCAGGTCGACGATCCGCTCACTGAGCGAGTCCAGGCTGGTCGAGAACTGTTCAATCGAGTCGGCGAACTTACTGGCCCACTCCCCGAACCGCTCGACCTGCGCCTGCACCTCGCCCTGCATCTGGGCGACCTGGATCTCGAAGGCGGAGAGCGGCCCGCCGGGGTCCTCCGCACCACCGGAGAGGAAGCCCGAGGGCTCGCCGGCGCTTCCACCCATCCGGCTGATGGCGTTCTGGACCTCCTGCTCGAGGCCGGCGATCAGGCCATCGACGAGGCTGCCGATGCCACCACCACCGCCGGCCCCGCCCCCGCCGCCGCCACCATCGCCCTTGAGGGCGTCGTAGACCTCCTTCATGTCCTGCAGGACGTCGCGGGCATCCTCGAGGTCGTCTCGCATGGCCTGGATGGCAGTGCGGCCGTCTTCGACCGCCTGGGCATAGGCCTGCTGCTCGTTGGTCAGGCGCTCGATCTCGCTCAGCTGCTCCTGGTAGATCGCCCCCTGCTCGCGGATGCGGTCGAGAATCTCCTGCTCGGTCAGCTCGACGTTCTCACCGAGCTGCGCTCGCGCCTCCTCCTCGATCTGCCGCCGGGCCGCCGCCTGCGCCTGCTCTTTCTCCAGCCGGACGCGCTGCTCGGCGGCCCGCGCCATGCGGATCGCGTTCTGCAGCTCCTCGCTCGGCTTGCCACCGGCCTCCTCGATGCGGGCGCGCTCGAGCTCGAGCTCCCGCACCCGGTCCTCGGCCGCGGCAATCTGGTCGTCGAACGCCTTGGTGCCCACGAGCGGGGTGTCGACCAGCCGGTTGATCGCGGAGCGTGCGTCCGAGGCGGCGCGCTCGGCGTTGCGCAGCGCGGTCTCCACCTCCCGCAGCGCCTGCTCGTAGGGCCGCAGGGCACGCTCGGCCTCCCGGATGGCCCGCTCCTGGTCTTTGATGGACTGCTCCTGCGCCTTGATGGCCGATTCGACCTCGGCAGCCGTCCGGCCAAAGCGGGTGAGCGGATCGACGGCCTCCGCGGCGGCATCGCCCGCGGCGTCCATGGCGCCCTGCAGCTCGCCAGCGGTGTCGGCGAGGTCGATGATGCCTTCTCCCGTCTCCCGCAGCGCCGGGAGCGCGGTGCGCATGAAGGCCAGGCCCTCAGCGACTCGCCGGCCGCCTTCCTCGGCCTGCTCGACGAGCGACGGGCTGTGCCGGGTGAACGGGGAGATGAGCGCGAAGGCCCGCGCGATCGCGGAGCCAATCGTCACGACGATGCGGAGAATCGCGGTGAAGGACGTCGAGAAGGCGCCGACGAGGCTCCCGAGCCCGCGGGCGACGCCAGCAATCGCCCCTGCGATCGAGCCCGCCCACTGCTGGAACTCGGTCGTGCTGGTGGCCTGCTTGATCTGCTCGGAGAGGTTCTGGAGCGTTGGCAGCACCGACCGCACGACCGCATTGATCGCGGGCAGGAACGCATCGCCCAGGCTGATCGCGGCGTCGTTGATGTGGTTCTTGAGCAGCTGGAGCTGCGCGGCCGTCGTCTGATAGCGCTGCGCTGCCTCCCGCTGCAGGGCGTTGTTCGCTCCGAATGCCTGAGCGGCCCGCTCCTGCGCCTCCGTCATCTGGTCGGCCGAGAGCGCTGCACGCCGCATGGTATCGCCGAGCCGGGCGGCATCGAGGCCGAGCGCCTCGAGCAGCGAGAACACGTCGCCGCCAGACTCGATGACGTTCTGCAGCCCCTGGATGAAGGCAATCAGCGCGCCCGCGGCATCCTGCTGGAACGCCTGCTGGAACTCGGCCGCGGTCATGCCCGCGACCGCGGCGAAGCCTTGCAGGTTCTTGTTCCCGGTCGTGACGGCCTTCGCAACCTCGACCATGAAGGCCGAGAACGCCGTACCGCCCGCCTCCGCCTGGATGCCGACGCTCGAGAGGGACGAGGCGAAGGCCAGGACCTCGGCCTCGGTCAGGCCGATGGTGCGGCCAGCGCCGGCGAGCCGGAGCGCCATGTCCATGATCTCCGACTCGGTCGTGGCGAAGCTGTTGCCGAGCTCGACGATGGCGGAGCCGACCCGCGAGAACGCCTCCTGCGGCGTGCCCATGATGTTGGCGAACCGCGCCATCGAGGTGGCGGCCTGCTCGGCGCTGAGGTTGGTGGTGACGGCCATGTCCGCGATCGTGGAGGTGAAGTCCACGATCGCCTCGCGGGCAATGCCGAGCTGGCCGCCGAGCTCGCCAATCCGGGCGAGCTCAGTGACATCGACTGGCTTCTCGAGGGCGAGATTCCGCAGCTCCTGCCGGAGCGAGGCGAACTGCTGCTCGGTCGCGTCGACGGTCTTCCGGACGCCGGCGAAGGCGCTCTCGAAGTCGATCGCCGTCTGGACGACGCCCTGGACGCCCTGAACGGCCGAGCGCATCGCGGTGAAGGCCGTGGTGACCGCGCCGACGACGGAGGCGACCTGGAGCATCGCGTTGCGCATCGCCGCCGCCTGCGCCTGCATGTACCGCGCGTCGAAGGCCGAGCGCATCTGCTGCTGGACGCGCTGCAGCTGCGGGGACAGCTCGTCCCGCAGGCCAACGGCTATCCGGATCTCTTCCTCAGTCGCCAACCGTCATTCCTCGATAATCGCGTCCGGGTCGATGCGCAGCCCACCCTGCCGCGCTTCCGCCTCCTCACGCATCAGCTCCATGATGACCTGGACGTAGCTCGCGGGGGTGGCATAGAGGTCCTGGAGCGTCCAGCCTCTCATCCAGCGGCAGATCGCGATTTCCCACCTTTTGCGCTGCCGCTGGAACTCACGTTTCCCTGGTCCCCCTCCGCCTCGGCCTGCTTGCGCAAGATGTGCTGATCGATGATCGTGCTGATCTCAAGCGCCCGGTTCGGCTTCAGGCGCCTGACGTTCTCTTCGTTGACCTCGAGCACCTTGCCCGTCGCATCGCGCAGGTCCCAATCGACGAGATACAGCACGAGCTTCAGGAAGTTGTATTCGAACATGTCCACCCGGTACTTGCCCAGATTGCTGGCATCCGAGAACCGAGTGGACCGCCCGTAGAGCTGCTGCGTCTCGCCGTAGTCGAGCTCGTCCTTGATCTCGATCCAGCGGCCGTCCGACAGCTCGTATCGAACGACATTGGCCTCGACAAAATCGCTCACAAAACCTCCGGCTTGCCTCTGGTGGTAATCCGCACCCGCTGTGCGTCGAGCAGCTCGAGCTCGACGGAGTCGTCTCCGGCACGGGCCTGCCGCCAGCGCCAGACGCGCTGGCCGACCTGCAAACGCGCTTCAAGCTGGCCGTGCGCATCAAAGTACGCCGTGCGCTCGGCCAGCTCGGCAACGATGACAAAGCCCGACTCCGGATCGCCGGTGAGCGACCAGTTGCGCAGTCGCGCTGCTGACCGCCCACCGATGCGTAGCTCGGCCTCGACGCCTTTCGCGCCGTCGAACGCCATGTCCACCTCCGTGATGCGGCGACGCTGCCGCATCGCCGCAGGTTACTTCCGGCCCCAAGGCCCGTTCGCGGCAAACCGTCCCGTGACCCGGACGACGCCGTTGACGTCGACCTCCATCGAGGCATCCAGCCAGGCAGGGCCGTACCAGTACTTCGACGGCGCATCCAGGCTGGGGTAGAGGTACATCTTGCAGCCGTCGGCGCTGGTCGCGGCCTCGAACAGCTTCTCGTCGGTGTCGTTCCAGAACCCGGAGAGCGAGCCGCTCACGTCCGGGAGCCCCTGGACGTAGGTCTTGTTGACGTCACCGAACGAGGTGACCTCGAAGCGGTCGGTCGAGCGGTCGATCGACCACTGCGTCAGCTGCAGCTGCAGCGAGGCGTTCCCGCTGCCGCTGGTCGAGATGTAGACTGCACCCTTCCGCCCTGCGTAAACCGCCATCGTAGATCCTTTCGTCTACCAGGGCGGCTTGTGCGGGCTGGCCCCGTCGGGACGGGCCTCGCGGCGGGCCTGGGGATTCTCTGGTTGTGACTAGCCGGACTGCTGTCCGGTCTACTCTCGCGTGGTTTCTGGTTGCTCGCGTACCCACTGCTCCCACGCCCGAATCACGCCCTTCGCAAGGCGGATCAGGGCCTCGTGGAGCCGCTTCGTCGCTGGCGTCATGCGACTCTCCCTATCGACACGGGCGCCGCTGCCTGCCGTAGCGTCTCGAGCAGCAGCGCTGCCCGCGCGTCAAACGTATGCGGCGCGACCGCGGCCTGCAGGGCCGCTGCCCGCGCCTGGCGCTCCTCCGGTCGGTCGAGGTAGTACGCCAGCAGCTCGGTCAGCTCACCGGCGTCCCGGAACGTCGGAACGACGCCCGGCCCAAACACGTCCTCCAGCTCGGCCCGTGGGTCGGAGACCCAGAAGGTGCCGCAGGCGGCGAGCTCGTAGCAGCGCGGGTTGAGCGACTCGGCCCGGTCCGCAATCGCCTGCTGCGTCATCGTCGTCTGCGGGCTCCGGTGCAGGTTGATCCCAACCTTGGCCCAGCGATAGAGCGCCGCCGCCTGGGCATTCTCGACCGGCCCCCGGCGGACGAACCGCCGCAGCCGGTGCCGGCTGCCCAGCCGCGTCCAGCTGCCATACAGCCCGACGTTGACCTCCCGGCCGATCCGGCGGCTGATGCCATCCCAATCGACCGCACTGAAGAGCGCAATCCGCTCCGGCCAGCCGGTGCCGACGAACACGACGTCGTGGCACGGCGGGTCCTCGAGCGGGTCATGCTCGGGCTTGTGGATGGCCGGGTCGTACGCGTGCGGCAGATACTCGACGATGGCGTCCGGGTTCGCGGCCTGGAGCAGCGGCACGCTCGTGCGCTCGTTGGTGCAGGCGACGTCGAACAGCGGCATCAGCTCGGCCTGCCGGGCATCGTCATAGGGTGACTCCGAGAACAGGACCGCGAGCCGCAGGCCCGCCCGCTTGAGCATCACGAGCAGGTCCGGGTGGAAGTACATCGCGCTGAAGATGACCACCCAGTCCGGAGCAAACCGCAGCGCCCGCTCGATGACGCCCAGCCCGGCCTGGTAGAACACGTCTGCCTGGCTCGGCTTCTCGATCTCCGGATAGCGCTGCTTCGCCCGGCGGTAGTTGAGCAACAGCCACGACGCTGCCCGGCTGATGCGGGTCGCGAGGTCGTAGCGGATGACCTCGACCCCCTGCTGCTCGAGGGCCTTCGTCAGCCCGGCGTACACGTCCGCGGTCGACCAGGCCGCACCAGGGCAGACACAGAGCAGCCGCATCAACCCCAGCCCTCCAGCTTCGTCATGGCACATCGCACGTCGTGCAGCCGGTGGTCGAGCACGAACGAGCAGCTGACGCGAGCGCCGAGCTCCGGCGCGCTGGCCCAGGCCGCGAGCATGTACGGGTCGATGTTGGCGTAGTGCTCGCCCGGCCGGAGCGGCCCGCCGTCGATCCCCGAATGCGGCGCTCGGCCTGGCCCGGCACAGGTCAGCACCAGCGTGCCGCCAACGGGCAGCAGGTTCAGCGCATGCCGGACGATCGCCCGCGGGGACGCTGCGTGCTCCAGCACCTCGAGGCAGAGCACCAGGTCCGGCACGAAGTTCGGCTCATAGGTGGCGCCATCCGCGACCACATCCACGCCCGGCCCCGGCTGCAGGTCGATCGAGACGTAGGTCTCGGCCGCCGGGAACAGGTCTCGCACGCTGCCGTTGATGTCCCGCCCGCCAATCTCGAGAATCCGCTTCGGCGGTCGAGACAGCCCGAAGAGGACCATCCGGACGAACTCACGCGCCTCGGGATGCATCAGCCCACCTCCCGGATGACCTCGACCGGCAGCGCAATCTCGGCATAGTGGCAGAGGGCATTGCCGAAGAGGCGATGGTCGTTCACCTGCCAGGTCGCCGCCTGCGCCTCGGCCTGCAGTACGCCCTCGAGCGGCAGCGGGCAGTGCGTGAGCGTGCGCACGACGGTCTCGCAGAGGGTGTAGAACGTGTGCTCGCTCTCCCGGCCATCATCGACGCCGAGGATGCCAACTGCCTCGATGGTGTAGCGCTCGGTCAGCCCGCCGAAATGGCTATCGGTGAGCGTCAGCGGGTTCCGCTGGGCGAGCGTGACGTACCAGCCGCGGAGCTGCTCGACCCCATCGATGGTGACCTTGTACAGGTCGAGCAGGCGGCTCGACTCCGCCGCGTACCGGGTATAGGTGTGCACCATGCCGATGTCCGGGATCGACCGCAGCCGATCGGCGATGGCATGGATGAGGTCGTGGTACACGCTGGCTCCTGACAACACAAAAGGCCCGTGCCACGAGCGGCTGTCGCTCGCGGAACGGGCCTCGCACTACGGGCCGCAGACTCCGATATGACTGCTAGGATCCTAGCACCTTGGCGAGCGCATGGTCAACGCGCTGGCTAGGCGCGGATGTGCTTCCGAAAGATCTCCGGCACGACCCGCTGGCCGATGGCTGCCGCCTGGGCGAACATCCGCCTTGGCTTCGTGCCTCTCCGGGCGATGGCTCGGGCGACGACGAACCAGAGCGACGCATCGCCGAGCACGAGCTTCGTCCAGCGCTCGATCGGCCCACGCGGTGGCAACTTCCCACCAGGCCGACGGCCCAGCTCGACGACGGAGGCATAGTCCCGCGTTGCCGGGCTCGGGGCGACAATGCCCCGGATGTCGATGCTCTGGCCCCGAATCTCGGTGAAGATTCCGCCCCGGAGATGGCCCTGAAAGACGGGCGTGCGCCGCTGCACCTCGGTCTGCAGGAAGGCCAGCGACTCCTCCATCGCCGCCCGCGCCTGCCGGGCAAAGCGCTCAGGACTGAGCCGCCGGAGGGCCCGCTGGAGCGAGCCGGCATCGATCCGGTACTCGATCATCGCCAGCGCCTCGGATGGGTCAGCCGGTCCAGGCGGTCGCTGGCCGAGGTGTCCCAGTCGACGAAGGCGATGGCGGGCGTGCTCCGCCGCCCCGACAGGTGGTCGTAGTACGCCTGCCGGTACTCACGGGCAATCTCCCGCCAGCGCTGGACGCCATCCCGCGGATTGACGGCATCGACGGCAATCGTCGGGTCGGACGCTGCCGCCTGCTTCGCCGCC